GAAACGGAGCAGCCATTCAGATTACCTTTTAATTTTTTTGCGATACCCTAATCACGGATAAGGGCATTAGTTTCACGGAAACTAACTATTTTTTCTGAGCCTCTCTCTTCAGCACGGCTGCGAGTTCAGGGTTCTCATTCTCCATTATAAGCTGTTGCGTCAAATTGCCAGTGTTCCAGGGGTTATCTGTTCCACCTGACACATTTGATATAGGACTAGGCTTTGCACCCATACCAGCAGCAGAGCTTGGTTTAAAGTGATGTTCCCAACCACTGCCAGGGTTTTTGAGACTACTGAGATATGCAGTGAGATCTTGTTCTACACCACCATTGATAATTACAACTTTTCCTTCACTGTTCTTTTGTAACTTATCTTGAAGCAGTGATAGAGTCTGCTCTGCGTTAATCGCTCCAAGATTACTTATAGCTGCAAGTGCTGTGGTTTTAGTTGAAGCAACTTCATTTGAAGTTTTCATGTCCTGCAACTGTTGAGATAAAGTAGAAATCTGTTGATCTTTTTCCTGAGCAGTTTTATTTGCTTCCTCCCAAAGAGTTTTCCATTGTCCTTGATCTTCTAATTGTTTGGTGCGTTCAGCTTCTTTTTTCTTATAAACTTCATCTAATTTAGACTTTGCACCTTTAAATTTTTCTTCGCTTTCTGCTATTTGTTTTTGCAGAGCAGCTACTTTTGTTTCATATTCTGCTTTAACAGAATCAAGATTTGGTGCGGTTGGTGTTGCTTGTGGTTGTGAAGGAGTTTCAGCCACGGGCTGTTCAGCGTTGGTCACAGACTCAGGCTGAATGACTTTTTCTTCGATTGCCATAAATTATTCTTTTGTTGTAGTTGTAGTTTTTTTAGATGTAGGTTTTTTCTTCTCTTCCTTTACAGGTTGAGAAGATTTGACGGCAGGAATCTCTGCCATCTCCCACTTGTATGTTCCATCTGATTGCTGAACATAATCAATGTGTTTAGACATACTTTTCATGTATTTGCTCCTAATTCTAACAAACTATTCAGATTTGACCTCATTCGCACTAGGTAAGACTTCACCTTGTACCAAAATATCTCGGAACTCTTCTCTATCAATAACTTGTTGGTCAAACAAGGAAGTTAATGCTGTAATATCCTGTCCTATTAATCTTTCAATATCAAAGTCTCTACTAATCTTCACTTCTGGTGGTTCAATTCCAACATATTCAGCAGATAAATTAAATGCTTTTTGTAATTTTTGCTCTAGCTCCATAGATACCATTGCAAGCATTGAATTAGTATCAACACGGTCTAATCTTCTTGCATCAGCAGATTCCGCTACAAATTTTTGTTGACTTAATGTACTAATACCAAGAGTTGCCATTTGCATCTGTAATTCTTTTATCTCAGCAGATTGAGCTTCAAATGCACTGGAAGCTGGTTCTACATAATAAACTTTATTACCTGGTTGAGTTGCCATCGCATAGTTAACAGAAATAGCTAAATCTTTTGTCTGATCGTCATAACCTTCCATTACAAGCATTGGTTGTGATGCAACGTGTAAACTATGGATCAAGTCAGCTTGTCTTTGAAAATGTGCAATATTTAAATATGCAATATCAAGCAAAGGTGGTTTACTTACTAAATTTTCAACTTTTCCTGAATAAATTGTTACTAAAGGTACTTCCCCTAATGAGAAATTACCTGATTCAACAATTTCAAAATCTTTTGCCCCTGCTGGACTAGACATATTACCTTGATATGCTCCATCATCATCTTCATACATATCTTCAACTGTCTGTTTCTTCCTGAATACGCGGAAACGTCCAGGTTCTATAACTCGCACTTGATCATAAATCTGTTCACCAAATTCACCATCTGGTAATACTGCTTTCTCAGCTAATCTCACCTGTATCAAGTTACCGTAATTAGATTCACGATCCAATCGCCAACCATAAATATTATTAGGATCTATCTCTATCCAATAAGGTCTGCGATTCTGTTCTCTTTCTTCTGCAAGGCTAACCGCACCAGAAGGTGCTGGATAATCAACAAGGATATGACTTTGACCATAAGTTAATGAACACATTAATAATCTTCTTGCATATTCGTCTAAATCTGATTTACAACCATCAACATCCATTTTGAACATTTCAGTCCAATAAGGATCTCCTGTTAAGGCTATTGGTTTACGAAGAACTAATCCTGTAGCTGCTCTTATTAATCTTTGTGTAAAAGGACTAAATACTGATCTGTTAACTCTTGCAAGGTAAGCATCATAATCTTCTCTAGGTTCTAAAGGTAAAAATGCTTCGCTATTTTCTCTAAGGTATTCTGTTCCTTCAGTAACAGCTTTCATTATTTCCCACCCCTTTATCATGTCCAATACTGCTCTGGTACGAGTAAAAGGACTATCCGTTCCACCGATATAGGAACTAGCTGTAATACTGGTTGGGATTCTCCCTGGTAATGCGTAAGTCATGTCAACACCTCCATCGTTTTAATGCTAACGCTTTTCTAGTGGGTCTACCTTTTTTATCTTTTAATGGCCCAGGCATACCTGACATTCTTGCACAAAAACTTTTTCTTCTGGCTCTTTCTTTTGGTGTTAAATTCTTTTTCTTTGTAACAGGTGCTTTAAGATTACTTCCTGTAGCTGCATTATATTTTCTTCGTCCTTTAGCAGTCAGCCCTCCTTTCTTGGACTTTTCCCCTCTTCCAACTGATAAACTAACTCCTTTCTTGCGTGGCATTATTTTCCTACCTTCGCTTGTGCTTTTTTATGAGCGACAGTAAATGAATCTCCTGCTCTCATGCGTCTTTTCATAAACTCCATATGCTTATCGCTATGGTGTTCTGAATGTTCTTTGAGCTTGTTCTTTTGGCGAGTGGTTAGTTTCATTTCTTTTTACGTTTTTTCTTTTTGGAACGTAATTTTTTAAGATCAGCAGCCGTAATCTTATCTCTTGGAGGTGCAACAGCAGCTAATTTACGTTGTTTTCCAGAATAAGATCCTTTTGGCATGACTTTTTCTTAGATAACTCTATGTTACCGCTTAACTATAGATTTTACACTTATTTCTTCTTCTTTTTTGTCTTAGTTTTCTTTTTCTTACCCTTCTTGACAGTAGCGATGTAACCTTGACATCGACTCATGGCAGCAGATTTAGTCATTTCTTCTTTTTCTTGGTAATTTTACGTCTATGTTGATATGTTATCTTCTTGCTACTTGTTTTTTCACGTTTAAATCTAGCTTTTTCACTTGCTGTCATCTCTCCTACTGTCTTAGGTGTCTTACTTGAGACACGTTTACTTGGTCTACAAGCTGGATAACCTCTCTTTTCTCCTTTTTGACGGCCACAAGGTTTACCAGTTTTAACATCAACCCAATTTTCCTTAAACCAACGGTCCAAACCACCCTTAGTTCTGGTACTTGGTTTACTTTTTCTTCTTTGTGGCACGTTTTCTCTCCACTCTATAAGTTCCACCACGCTTTTTGTATTCTCGGACTAACCAAGCATTAGCGTAGGCAGAAGGATAAACAGCAAACTTACGTTTAGCTTCAGCTTTTACTCTAGCGTAAAGTGCTTTATTTACAGGTACATTCACTTCTCTTTTTACCTCCCTTTTTCTTCTTTTTCTTCTTTTTTGTTGTTGACATTCCGTAGCCCATAAGCAAAAAGAGTAACTTAGTATATTCTAAACGCAGTCTGCCCTAATGTCTCTGGTTTTGCCAAGTTAAATTGTTGCAAACATAAATACCCAAAAGCATCAAAAGCATGGTCTACTCCCAAATTCTTATTAGGTAAACCAGTATTAGGTGCATAAGTTAATGTTCTAAGTGCTTTTATCAATTCTTTACAACGAGGATGTATAAGCGTCCTCCTGTCACCATTAGCGTCATACAAGGCAGTATTGACAGCAGTAATCTTATCTCTGATCTTCCAGGGGCTTCTAGGGCTCATAACGGTAAAACCAGACCTTCTAAGTATCGTATGATCCGTCACTCCAACCCCACTAGTCTTTCTTGCACTTCC